ATATAAACAGAACATTTATTTGTTACATCTTCAACATCACTTGAACGACATGTTAATTTTGGTGTAGTTGATGCAACTTTAATACCTGAATCATAAATATCTTTCATATTATCAAATACAGCAATTACATCTAGCTGAGCACCATTCTCTAACGTAAAACACACTTCAGAACTGAAAGGTTCCAACATTCCCCAATAATCTAAATCACTTAATATATTCATAAGAGTTTTGGGGTTAGCGTTGCACTAACCCCTATCCTCAGTCGCTATAAGCTTAAAGAGTGATGATGTCATTCATTGCTTGGAAAGCTTCGATACGTTTAATAACGAAATCCCAGAAGCTGTAAGAACGTACATAGATTAAAGAATTATCAGCACCTGAAATTCTATCAATCTCAACTTGAATGGTATCCCATTGTCCTACAACACATTCACTAAAATCACCAGCGATAATACCAGAAAGACCTGTTCCAGTTCCTTTGGTGAAATCAGAAGGAATGTTGTTTGATTGATACAAAGTTTTACCAAGCAACATATCACCATTACCTACAGCAGGAATGATATAGTTACTTGCAGTGTTTGCAGAATCATTCAAAGTATTAGCTAAAGTGTTTGCAACAGAGCCATTACTTGCCCAATCAATAGTGCCTGTAATATTTCTTTTGCCTAACTCATTCAATACAGTTAAAAGTTTAGTTCTTGAAGGAGCAGCACCATTAGTAGCACCCGCAGTTACTTGAGAAGCAGTTGCAATAGCTACGAATAAACTGTCTAAATCACCAGCAGTTGCAGTTTTAGCAAAAACCATTTTGTCTAGTTTTTCTGCAATAGCTTTGTATAGTTGTTCGTAAACTAAATTCTGAACATTTGGATTTGTTTGAATTAAAGATTGACGAGTGAAAGCAGATTTTGTAACAAGTTGCTTAGGTGTCAAAGATTTAGTAGTGGTAGTGATTTTCTCACTATCACCAATTGGACCTTGTTCATCAATCATCCAAGCAGAAGCTTTAGAGGTAACGATTGGGAATTTTACGTTATCTTTCAATCCAGTCATTTTCTGTACTGGTAATTGATCCAAAATAGTGCTTGCCCATAATGGATTGATTAACATATCAGGACGGTATTGTGTATTTACAAGATTACCTACGTTACTTGCAGTAGCGACATTCGAAATTGCATCAGCACGTACTTGAGATTGACTAAATGCTAATGAATGAGGAGTCCAACCACGTCCAAGTGTGTTCGAATGCTCTTGTGACATTTCGCGTTCAAAACCCGCTTGACTCCAATCACCATCAGCTGCAGCAAGCAAAGCTTTACGGATGTCAAATTTTGGTTTTTCAGAAGTGTGAACAGCTGGAGCACCAGTACGAACTACGTCAACTGGTTTCTTTTCGATTTCAATATTTGCTGATCTTTGTTCCACTTCATTTAAAATATCTGCTTTAATATCTAAAAGAGATTTTTCAGATTTAATAAATTCTGCAGAACGAGCTGACATACTGAATTTATCGCACAATGCAGTGATTTCTAAAGCACGTTGAGTTGCTTCTTTAACAGCTATAGAACGAATTTCATCTGCATTTACTTTTACTTCTTGAGTTTTAATTTCTTGGGTATCCATTTTTATTTCTTCCTTTTCAATAATTGGTTCGATAGACCTATTTACTCCTACTGTCTCGTCGGCTGGGACACTAACACTCGAGAGTTCATATGGTCTAAATTTGTATTTAAATGCTGAAATGCCTTCGATCGTACCAACCAAGGTACCTGTTTCACTTCTCTCATAACCAAATGATATAGAAGTGCGAATTCCATTCTTAATGTCATTAATAACGCCTTGCTTTTCTTCATCAGATGAAAACTTTATTAACGCTTTTCCACGTTTATTTTCAATCCAAGCTCTTTTCACCACACCTACATGATATTCATAATCATCAGTTCGATGATCTAATAAAAATGGTGCGTTTCCAGAGTCGATAAAGGAAAAATCAGCATCACCTTCTGAATGACTTAAGATTTCCCAACCAAGGGAACCTCGAAGGACAGGAAATTCAGAAGAAAATGAAATTTCTATTGTGTTTTCTTGTTCATTATAAGTATCAGCTTCAAAAGTAGCTGATCTTGTAAATTTATTTACATCCATGTAGATTTTCTCCATGTATCTATTTATTACTATTTATATGGGCTTGTTTTTACAATTATCAAAATGATAACGTGTCATATTTGATTTTCCTCCCGTTCTGCCACAATGAGGGCAAGTCACTATTTGTTGAGGTCTAGGTATTCTTAATTTTTGTTTATGTTCAGCTGATTTAGGCTTTCTCATTTTACTTCTTCTATCATCTGAATATTTGATACCTGTCATTGTTATTTTTCGCTTTTTATTTGATTCGTCAGATTGTTTCTTCCCGAACCAATATCCTTTTTCACCTTTTTGAGAATTACTAATATTTAAATTATGTTCAATAGTATTCCTTTTACCAAAAAGGGGGCTTAGCTCACCTTTCATTCCAGCAGTATTCCATTTACCAGATTTAGGATTATGTCCATTTAATAAATACGGTTGTCCCCAGTGTTCATTTATCAACTCGGCTTCAAACTTAAATACATCTTGTAAATCTTTTGAATTATTACTTATGTACAAAATTTCCCAATCAAATTCATCAAATTCTACTTTTTCAGAACTAGTAAAATAATGCTGTCCAAAATCATCTTTTACTGATCTTTTATCATTAATATGAGCATATCTAGCACCGATATAAATCTTTTCATCAGTTTTTCTAATTCCAGTATAAACATATGGATAAGATTGCTCAAATAATTCGCTGTTTTCTCCTGAATAAATAATATTAGTCATATGACCTCCGTATTAGGTTTTGTGATTAGACTCATGATAGACGCGGCTAACGTCTATCATGAGTTGCTTATATATTATATTCTATTTATTCTCACTGGAATTATTATCGATTTGTTCGAGTTGTAAAATATCAATTTTATTTGATAATTTTACACCCAGTTGATCCATTTTCTTGTTTTCCCTTGCAATCATTTGAACGGTTTCTTCCCAATCTGTTGCAAATAACTCTGAACTAATTTGAGTTAAAGACAAAATACCAAGATCGTATAAAGCTGCTGCTGCTTTAGCTGTCTCTAATAAATTAACTCCACGAAATCCTTTAGCTGTCCATTTAACATTGCAATATTTCTCATATTTTGAAAATGGCAAAGACAATATATTTGAAGATAATTGAACTAATAGCCAATCTCGATATACACGGTCAATAAAGTGATCCACAAACCATACCTGCAAATTTTGAAATGCATCTTGGTCGGCCAAGGCGGCATATTTTGCAGATGAAAAATTAATGTTTTCTAAATCATTTGCTAAAGACGAATAAGATAAATTAAGACCAGAAGCAATTCCTTTAAGTTGTGCTCTAAGGAAATCAGGCATATTTGCATTTGGTGAATTGAAATCAATTACCTTTGGTTCAACACCTTGAGGTAATGCATCTGCTGCACCAGGTTTTAATTCAATATTCATTTGACCTAGTTGATCAATATCTTCTTGAGAAATACCATCTGGATTTGCTGGCATTGTAAAATATAGTTGCTTAAGTGAAGCAACACGAGCCATTTCTAATTCAGATATTTTGTAATTATCAATATGATGAAGACCTAATATTGCAGTTACAATCCAAGGTACACCTCTTATCTGCCCAAAATAATGTTTCTTAAATATATGAAAACAATCTTCTGCAGGAATTCGAATAGTAGGTTTGGAACCATTGAAATTTTTAAGCATTGATGGTTCATTTTTATCAAATGATTTTATCCAATAAGCAACAGGTCTAAGATTTTTGTCTAATTCAACTGATTGAAATATGAAATTACCATTATCTGCTATACCCTCAAAAGAACTATCTAGCGACTCAATTGGAATAGCATCAAGCTGAAACTTATTCTTGCCATAATTTGAACCATATTTCTTAACAATTAAGACTTCGCCATCTCTTGCAACTGACTCAATTATAATTTTACAAAACTCAGTAAAGGTGGTAGTTCCGTCCGTGGAACAATTTCCGTAGCGTTGCCAATTCCACCATAAATTCTCAATCATTGAATTAGGATTATCATCTAACTCGTCATTAGCCTTTCTTGACTGAACGTGTAAATCAATCCCATTTGGTCCAATAATATTATTTGCCCATAAATTAAGTGCTTTACGGACGTAAGGGTCATTTTGTGCTAAATGTCGGCATCTTCCTCTTAATGTTTCCAATGAAGCCTGAATATCTGCATTTATGGAAAATGAAGCTTCTAGGTCTTCCATTCTTCCAAAACGAGCACCATTGAATGATCTAGCATACTTCTTAGTTATTGGAGTATCTATTAATACCGATTTCTTCTTAAAAATGTTAAGTAATTTCATGTTATTCCTTTAACGTGTAAAACTGTATAAAAATCGCTTAGGAATTCTCCCTGTTTCTTCATTTACCTTTCCTTGATAATAGTCTCTCAATTTTAATAACTCTAACATTGACATCCTTTGTAACTTTTTACCATCAACCTCAGTCATTAAATGATCAAGTTGATTTTTAGTTGCACGACCTTCAATAAATGCCTCGATTGCCTCTAACATCTTCTGTGCATGAGTTTTAAAATCATACCCTGCTTCAATTACAGTTAAATCCGGCTTTACAACTAGACTCGATGCATATAGAGTTTTCTTATAATTAGTATTAGTAACATATAATATTAACTTATATTGTCCTTCAACTAAATTACTTGATTGAGTAGAAGTTATATTAAACACATAATCACTATCTTCTAATACTCCAATAATATCTAAATTAACATTTCCTCTAATTGCAATATTAACTACATCATCTAATTCAATATTAATATCGCTTTGATTAACCTTAATTTCTAAACTATCACCTTGGATAATTTCTTTTTGAATATCTATCATTTATATTAAATCCTTTTAACGTTATTTGACCATGCTGCGTATTTTGAAACAGAAGGTAGTAATTTATTTATAGTTGCTCTTTCTTTATAAATTTCCTCATTTATGGCATCTTTTACGCCAATTTCAGTATCTTTTTGCATATTTTCAATAACAATCTGCTGCTTTTTAATAATATATTCAGCATCTCTTCGAGTTACATTTTTAATTAATTCATAAGCTGCTAAAGAGTAAATTCTTACATCTAGTGCTTCATTACGTTTCTTATCTACATTTTGATAATGCCAATACCGTCTCCCTTTTTTATCTGTAATAAGTGTTCGCGTTTCTGATTGACAAAGTTGCTCAAAATAATCCATTGTTCTTGCAACAGGGAAATGACAATATCCTGTTTTCTCAGGATCAGTTATTTGCAATTGGTTATAAAGTAACTCTTTAAAAACGTCCACACCTACCCGATAAAATGAAGCATTAAACTTTGATTGAGAGAGTGTAAGCATGGCAACAGGACCAGAAACACCTTTACAAGCAAAAATACGATCTTTTTTATATCTTTTTACGAATTCATAGACCATTTTAGTATTGAAACCAGAATCAATTAAAGTTGATTGAACAGATAATCTTATTCCGTCTTCTCTAATATATGGTGTTTCCATTAATAAATTACGAAATTCAATAAACGTTGCTAAATCTTTTGTGTCACCTTGAACAATTAAATAATCAATGTTGTAAAATCTACCATCAGCTGTATGACCTAATACTTCTGCCTCGATACGATCTCCTTGAACATCGCCTCCTGATGTTAATAAAATCACATCATTTGGAATAGTTATGGTCGTATATTTCTCAACTCGATTTGATATTTCAATATCACCGACAGCTTTTCCTTTGTATTTATAGGGAAGACCAAGAACGGTATTGAAAAATGGCTGAAGTTTTGATGGTAAATTTTCAGTAGCTACAAATTCATATACTAAATCAGTAAGTTTTACCCATGGTGAAACTAAAGCCGAAGTATGAAAACCTGGAGTTCTATGCCCAGGATTTGAAGCTATCCATTCTCCTTTTTGAGAAGCTTTTAACCTCTCATTATCATTATGACCACTGCCACAATGAGGACAATGTAATAAAGCGTCTTCGGGGTTTTGCCATTTCACTAATTCCCATTTTGGCTCAAACAATTCATTACAATGAACACAACTAATATGATATTTTCGCTGATCTGAATCCTCATATAATGCAGCGATTTTTGATTCGCCTTCTACAGTTGGTGTGGATACCGCAAGAAATTTTGAATCATGAAAATTTTGTGAACGACGACGAACAATCTCCACCGGGTCGCCTTCTGTTTTTGCAGAAATCGGAAACCTATCTACCTCATCCAAAAGGACAACTTTTATGGGACGACCTGCTAACGTTGCAGGTGAGTTGCTACCACCTAAAGCAATAAATCCACCAGGAAATTGTTTATGCAAAATAGTATTTGTTGAATCAGCGTAAGCATCACTATTAAAAAGCTCAGTTAATACTGGAGTATCACGAATCATGGGTGCTATCCTTTCGCGAGAAAATCCAGCTGCCGCCATGGTTGTTGGTTGAATAAGAAGTAATGGAGATGGTTCTAAATGTGTGAAATATCCAAAAACGTTAAGCAATAATTCCGTTTTTCCTAATTGTGAACTCAACATCAGAATGATTCGCTCAACACCTGGGGTTGAAATTACACTCATTGGCTCTGCCATATACGGCACGCGAGAGGTTCTCCATCGTCCAGGTTCGCTTGAACCTTCTTGAGACAAAAATCTGTAATTATCTGCCCATTCCACTAAGTCTAAATTGGGCTTTGGCCTTAAAACTTGTGAAGCAACTTTACGTAATCGTTCTTTTAACTTATTCAAGCAATTAATTTATTCCTTTTTAAACTTTTTACAATTATTGATATTATTTTATTCAACTTCTTCATATTTATCGTCTGCACTAAGTTCTTCTAGTATCTCTCCAACCTCTTGAATAATAATCTTTTTGATTTCTAAAGGATCGTCTAAGGGTGCCAATACGTGTGGCAATTTGCTTTCAAGTGATAACAACTTTTGCCTAACACGAGTGTATTCAGAACTTACAACTGCAGTAACTTCATTTATATCGATAAACTCTCGCTTCTTAATAGCAATCTCTAAATTTATTCGATTTGTCTCAGCTTGTATTTTCTCTAATCTGGCCTTTGCAAGTGGTGACATACTATCTTCTTCAAGACCCTCTTCTTCAGTAGCATCTTGAGGTTCATAAGATGAAGCATATGAAGCATTTATGTCATACTCTTCAGTCCGTGGTCGTCCTATCTTAGTCGCCATTCATTTCTTCCTTTTTTAATGCCAAAATCACGGGATAAATTCAAAGTGGAGTTTGGAAAATCCTCAATCCAACTGGAACAATAAAAATTATTAATGTTTTTAAACATTCTTATTAACGACAGTTTCGTTCTTACCAACCATTGGCTGTGTTAGCTCACTTATCAAACACAGATAAATGGTTATTGCGATAATGCCCAAAATTATCTCTTTCATAATTTATTCCTATTCATTTTTAATCTTTTGTACAGCTAATTCAATTGCTAAATTAATAACACTTGAACCAACTTGCAATTGTGCAGCACCTAATTCAGCTAATACAGTCGCAAACACCACTTCACGTTTAGCTGAACCAGTAATTAATGAAGGGTCATTTGCAACCGCTTTTACATACCTTGTAACAATTGGAAGAACTACCTTCAACTCTTCAGATATACCCTTCTGAAACAGAACTGCTAAAAACTCACCCAAAAATCCAAACAACTTTAATAACCACACTTTCATACAGATTCTCCTTTTTCTATTAATTTATTCATTGTTTTACTGTAATCAGCCAGTGCCTTACACAAAGTACAATACCTCTTATCAAACTCATCATAATCAACATCAATTTCTTGATTTAACGAATACACGTACTCTACAAAATCTTCAACAAACCTTTCCTTTGTATCAAAAACCGTCTTTAACTCCCAATAATCTTCATCAGTCATATCCCTTGTCCTTTTTTAAAAGCTGATTAATCTATATGATTCTATTTATCATAAAAATATTTGAAGAGTTAAACTATAAACTAAAGGATATGTATCCAGGTTAGTCTAAAGGAGACACAGAAATAACAATATTTAAGAACAGGGTGTTCATGGCGTGATTTCTAAAGGACTATGTTTAATAACTATAAGGCTCACTTTTGTGAATATAGCCACGAACATCTGATTAAATATTTGAACGCAAAAAGAAGGGATTCTTAATGAATCCCCTGAATGGAGTACTACTACTATGAAAAGTGAACAAACTGTTATATCTATTTAGCTTGGGATTTAGAATAATGGACACTTGGATTTAAAAGTGGACACCTCGACCAATGAGAAATTCACAAGTGTCCAATGAGGTGTCCACTAAATTTGATTGATTTTATTATTATTATTTTATTTTTATTATATAAATTAATAACTTATAAAATATAAAATATAAATAATTATAAAAGTGGACACTTGGACACCTCGACTTACAAAAAAGTGACGTTAGGATACCGGCGTTTTCATCCAAAATAAAAGTAATTTGGGAAATTTCAAATGTCCAAGTGTCCATTTTCAAAAACATTAATAAACAAGTGATTTTTAATATAAATTAATTGTTTTTCATTGGTTTTGATTGAATTTTTGAAATTTCAAATGGACACTTCACTTTTTGCCACAAGTGTCCATTGTAAAAATATAAAAGAAAGGCCAACAAAGTTAAATTTGTTGGCCTTTAAGGATATGTGATGAGCAATTATCACATAAAGTTTTATTTATTAAATGCTTGTTTTATTCATTAGAGCTGTTTTGTTGTTGTTGATTTGTACTATGTTGTTAAATGATGAGTTTGATAAATTTGGCTGTGAGTGAATTAGTTCAGAGTTTTCAACAAACCAATCTTGTTTGCGGCCAGCACAAAAGTGTTCTTCAAAGTGATTGCGGCATTTAATTATATTTGGAATTAGATAGCAAGTTACTTTTTTGTTGTTGTGAGTTTTTCTGAATGATAACTCTTTAGGTATCCATCCTACTTTTTTATCTGAAACGCCAAATACTTTTCTTAAGAAAGTAATTTCAGTATCACGGTGTTGAATTTTCATATTGTCACAGAATTTGCAATAATCAATGTATAGGTCGTCTGCTATTAATTCTTTTGTTCCAACCATTTTTAGGGAAGGTGGAAGGTCTTCTAGAAGTGCTTTAGAAAGCCATTCAACTATGAATTGTTGAGTATGTTCGATAGACATATGAACGACATCTGAACCATTGTTAAAAAGAATTTCAGGAATTTCATTGTAAGCACTAAAGTTATTGATATTTCTTTGCATTAACCAATAACAAAGAGCTTCTGTAAATTCTTCAGTTTCGATAAAAGAATAAATGTGTTTCCAGAATTCTTTATCACCTTTTCTTAAATTATTAACATTAAAGAAAGCATATCTACGTTGGTCAAGGCTTGCACTTATACACCAATCATTATTAGATGCTACGATTAGATTAACAAAGTTATTAGAGGAGAATTTATCTTTACCTTTCATTTCAATGTCCCAAGCTTTGTCAGTTACAAGAGCTTTCAGAACACCTTCTTTTGTTTTATTACCACCCCATGTAGCTTCATTTGCATATATAATTACTTTATTCATCAAATCAGCATTGAAGTTACCTAATAATCTTTCCATGTTTGTATAAACACCGAAATTACCCCCAAAAATGTTTTGTAATGGGGTTATGATGCTGTTTTTGCCAATACCTTCTTGACCTCTTAATATTAAAGCAACCGCTGTTTTAACATATGGTTTTTGAACAACATGGGCATACCAGTTTTGAATAAAATTTAAAACTTCGGGATTACTGTCACAAACAACCTCATTAACAAGTTGCCAAAATGTATTGATATTTGTGATTTGGTCTTTGTGTTCTTTCGGTTTTGTTGATAAACCATACCAAGTATTATATTTTGGGTAGTCATCAGGTTTTTCGCTTTGAACCCAAGAAGTGTCAAAGACTAGTTCTTTGTATGTTTTTCTTTTGCTCCAGTTTAACCATTCTTTAGCCAATTCAAATTTTTCTTCTTTTATGTTTGGTGTTCCCTGACGAGTGAAAGAAGTGATTTTATCTATTATATAATTATCTGTTGCTCTTAATTTCTTCCATTCAGAGTCAGAAAACATATAAGTGTAATCAATGACTTTTGGTTTACCATCAACATCCTTATCCTCAAATGTTCCTTTTTCAATTACTGTAGCTTTACCACCAATCATTATTAACGCGTGGTTCGAATTTAAATCTTCTAGTAATAGGTTAATGTCCTCTTGTGTGATTTTTATATTGCTCATAAAAATATCCTTAATTTGGTTTAGTTATAGGTTTTATTTAGTATTATATTTTGAACTTTATCAAAAAAGTCTTTCCCTCTTTTATCAACATAGTGACATTTCTCAAAGATTTCATAGTCAATAAAAGGTGCTGAATTAACATTAAAGTATTGTTTAGCAGCTGTATTCATTGTTGATGTTACTATATCTATGACTTGTTCTTTTTGTTTAATATCACAGTTTACATATAAAGCGTCATGGTGAGTTGCGACGAGATCAATTTCTTCAGGTAAAAGCATAACCGCTTTTCTTAATAGCCCACCAGCTTCAATTTGAAACGGTGCATTTTTCATTAAATGATGTGGTGTATCAATAAACAAAAAGTATAACCAACCATCTTTACCTTTATAATAACCTTTATCAAAAGAATATTTAATTGTAGTTTCAACCCATTCCCAGTATGTCGAAAATTGTTGTTTGTGTTTTTCTAAATATTCCTTAGCCCCATTTATTTTACCACTTAAAGATTTTTCACCTTCACCGTAACTAATACCTAATTGTAATAATTTAGCAATTAATCTTTCTTCTGGATGAGTGATTTTATTAGCTTCAATTGGCATTAAATCAATGGCTTTACCAACAGCAGAATATAAATCACCCGATTTATATCCTTCTAATAATTTTGTATCACTAGTCATCACAGCAGCAATCCACGGTTCTTGGGCTACCCAATCAAATTTAATAAAAGCTTTTCCAGGTTTGGGTTTAATGATCGATCTAAACCAAGGGTGTGCTTGAAGAATAAATCCTTCTGTTAGTTGTTGTGAATTTCTGCCTGTGACTGTGCCAAACGTTTTATGACCACCCTGAATATAACCATCACAAACTAAATTCTTTAGTGAAGAGCCTGTTTTACCTAGTAATGTTTGATCAGTATGATAAAGTTTATAATGACTTGAAAGAATGGGATCATTTTTCCATCCAGAAACCAGTTTGTAAATTTCTATTGAGTCAACGTTAACATTTAAATATTCTGCTATAGTTTGTTTATTGATTTTAAAACGTCTAGTTTTCCCATCGATATAAACACTATTAGGTAACACTTTATTTGCTTCCATCGCTGCTAAATCACAAATATCAAATCCTTTGTTGATCATTGATGTTAATAAACCAACATGAACAGGGAATCCTTTACTATTTTCAAAATACATTTGACTTTTAGTATCAAATTCATTTCTATTATGAGCATCAATTAACCATTGATCTATATCAACATTTCTTTGTTCTAATAATGAAATAACTTCACTTAGTAAATCCTCTGAGTTTTCAACGTTAAAGTTTCTAAGTAATCCAATATTTGAGAAATTTTCAATATCATCTTTTTTGAATAGTGATCTGTATAACATTCTAGCTTCAATAAAAGGGTTTATATTGAAATGTTCAATTTCAATGATATTGTTGCTCATTGTTTTGCTCCATTTTCCCTATTAACAATTTTGCATCAATAATAGATTTAATAATTATTGGTGGAAATAATTTAGCACCCCATGAACCATCATCTTTATCTTCTGTGTCAACATCGATTTTGTGATTTTTACAAAATACCCCTGCTAATCTTGCAATCTCATTATTCTTTAAATAGTATTCATCTTTAATATTATTAGCTTTCATAAAATTGTAAACACTCATTTCCTTATCTTCGTATAATGATATATTGTCATCTAAAAACTTTTCAGCTTGTTCAAGAATAGCTTTCTCTTTATTTGCTTTTGTTAATTTAGCTCTGTCACTTCTATCTTTTAAGGTTATGGTAAGTTGTTGATTAAGTTCAAAAACATCAAATGGTAAAACATATTTGTTCCATCCTTTTGTTACGATAAGTTCAGCCAATTCTTCAATAGTGTTAGCTGTTATTTCGTTATTAATTCTATTAACATAGATTGAAGCTTTGTAAGGTTCAGATTTATATTTTGTAATTGTTAAACATTGGATTTCACCCCAAGGAGTTGTACCTAGATTTGTTGGTAATTTTAATTTATAGCCTGCTGGTTTCCATGAATAATCTTTAAGTGTTTCAAATTTCTCAATTTCAGATAAAGGTTTATCATTAATAATTGCCCTACGAAAAGATGCTGTTTGTTTTATGTTGTTTATGTTATTCATTTTACTTTCTCCTAATTAATTAACATATTCGTGAACCATCATTTTATGTCCATAAGGTATTACTTCTTCCACATCATCCACATTTAATGGTTTTGTTTCTTTCCCATCTAATAAATCCTTATAAAAAGAATTAGGTTTTAACTTTATATGATATGCTTCTAATCCAAACACATCATTATTCTCAAACATCGCGTTGTCTAGATTTTTGATAACCAATCTAATACCATCTTTAGTTGTTAAATCATTTACAAAACAGTTTTCATTTATAGTTTGTATGTTTATTCTTGGATTAAGCGTGCTTTTACCACTTAAATAATCCATGTCATAACACAAAAATTGATTTTTAAAATCATTGTACAATTCAACTAATTCATTTATTTTCGCTTCACTAATATTGTTATTCATTTTCTATATCCAGTTTGTTGATATTTCGTTGTTTGGTTCATGAGCTTTATTCCTCGTCAAGGTCTTCAAAAATAAAAGAATAGTCATCTGCAATTCTGATTTCAAAATCAAGTTTTCTATCAAGGAATTTGTTGATTGAATTTAAATCATTTGGATTTAATTGTTTAACATGAAATACAAAGTCTTCTCCTAAATCAATTCCTACAAATGCTCCATGGTCAATTTCTTCCCATCCCATCGATTCTGTAAATTTATAAAAATCCCTTCTTAATTTTGACGATAGTCGTGTACCTGTATTAAACGAAACTTCAAATTGTTCAATATCCTGAATTTCGTTGTTAATAAGTTTGTTTTCAATAACTCTTTCAACCAAGTATTTTCGTGCTTGTTCAGGAGTTCTTTGGTTAGAAGGCTCCATTTTTGATAGAACTTCTTTGGTTACTGCTAATACTCTGTTAAGTTTTTCGGTTTGTTCTTTCGTTTTCATGATATTACTCCTTAGATTTTAGACAATAAAAAAGGCCGACTTTAGAAAAACGTATTAGCAATTACGTCAACCCCTTTAGTCGGCCTTTTCATATAAAATTGGATTGTATTTCTTACAGCTCTTATATTTCTCAGCTCATCTATCTAAAGGGGTGTTGTTTCTGTTTTACGTTTGTTGCTAAGCAAACGAGAACTTTTAAAGAGTTGTTCTATAACTATTTATTAATTTTTATTATAAATTGCTTTTCTCCCTTGTAAACAGTTTTAAAAACATATTAGTTGTATTCTTTTAGAACTTGTTCTTTTAGTGATTTTGCTTTTTCAAAAGTTTCTTGATAAAGTTTGTAGTTTAAGCCTTCTATTAAGTAATCTCTTACCCATTCCTTTGCATTTTCTTTTGTAACTTCCTCATCTCCAGCACAGTCATAGATAATGCCAGGTGTAAATTCACAAAACTCTGCAACCTCATCAAATATAGGTTGAAATGAGTTACTATCAATCATTCTTTCAATTGCTCTTCTATTCATTTGTATTTCTCCAGTTTGTTTAAGGTATGAGTCTATTATATATTGATAGCTTAACGTGTAAACTGAGTTGCTTAGCAAATGTTAACCCCTTAACAGTTAGTTATTCTTTAAATCCAGGTTGCTATTTTATGTAGATTAAAAGCTAAACCATAATCTATAGCTAATGCATCACCAATTATTATGTTGTGATTTTTACCTTCTGCATTTAAATTCTTAATACACTCTTCTACAGCGTCAGGATCAAGATCAACTCCATAAATTTGATTTTCAAGAATATGGTTTTCATCAATTCCATTAGCCATTAATCTTTTCTTTACTTCCACAAGAAAGGCACCAGCTCCACAAGAATTATCAAGAAAGGTTTTAGTTGGGTCTGTAAATGATTTTGATGGGATTTTATCCAACATTTCATTTACAAGCTCTGGTGGAGTAAAAACTTGACCTAACTTTTTAACTTTTTCTTTTGTTTGGGTTTTCATTTTATTTCTCCAAAATCAATGAACCAAAGCAATCATGTTCTTTTACTTTCAAACCCAATACTGATAAATGATTTAACAACTTTTCTGTTTCTTCTTTGAAGAATCCAAATGTTGCTCCAGGGATAACAATTTCCTCATCTCCTCTTTTAACCATTTTTGCTAGTCCCTCTAATGTCATTAAAATCTTTTCATTGATTGATTTACCAACAGGCAAAAACATCTTAAAAGCTTCTTCAAACTCTTCAAATGAAGTAACTCTTTCTGATGTTTTCAAAAAGAATTTATATCTTTTCATTAAATCATTTTGTTGATTCTTTGTAGATACAAAAGCTGTTTTGTTGATTTTTGCCATTGCTCTTCTTTCTTGTCTGTTCATCTTATTCACCATTTATTTTGTTAAAATTTAATTTCTTTTTGAATATGGGGTAATTATATATAGTTAGGCGTGAAAAGATATTAACCCCTTAACAGTTTCTTATAACCATTCTTTTTTGCCATTAACCCAATGCCATTCTTTACCTTCACGGGATTTGGTTTTATATCTCATACCTAATAATGCATTTGATATTTTATCTTTTGTTTCTTGTGTCATATTCCAATGCCAACCTGATGCATGTTCTTCTTCTGATGGGGTTCTGGTTGTTTTACTCAAACTTAATGCCCTTAAAATAAATGAATCTTTATGAATAAAATCTGTATCATTTTTAAAATTAACTTTAATTGAATTTTTGTTTGTTGCTACATATAAACCACAAATGAATTCTGGACGCATTTCATTTATATAAGTGTAATTTCCAATACTTCTACTACCACCATCTTTTTCATAATCACTATGGTAAAACTCATTGGGAAATTCTGTAAAACCAAACTTTCTAATTCCATACAGTTCATTTTCTAATTTAAAGCAACCCAACATCACGCATGGTTTTCTGAATTTTTTCCATTCATTATTTTGTAACCATTTTGAAGTACCAACATATCCAATAATCATTTTGGCAACTTCACATATTTGTTCTTCTGTTTCAACTTGCATGATTGACTTCTTTCCAAGTTCAGGTCTATTCAATCTTTTACCAAGCATTGTTGCTATTGTTGCTCTTGCAAGTTCACTACTAAGACCAGTTTCAAAACTTGATTCTTTAAACATTTCTGGAGTTAAAGTAAATTCCACTACTTCAGTTTCACCAGTAACAATAACCCATAGTCTTTCTGGTAATTCATAATTACTATTAAAATCAGTACCTTCTTCATAACTAAAATGACTTGGTTTAGGAGTCGCTTTTGAAGCATTACTGAAGTAGTTAACTGCTTGTTCTCTTGAACAATTATTAGCAGCCATATATGTTTTGATTTGTTTTGAAGTAGCCATCTTAATTTCTCCAGTTCATCTTTTGTTTGAATATGGGTAAATTATAAACAGTTAAGCGTGGGAAAAATTGAACTAGTTATCAAAAACCAAGCAAAAACCATGCCAAAGATAAATATCTATTTGAAGAGAAGAATAGATATGCAAAGAAAGCAAAACAAATTTAGAAGTAACTTTGAAGTAACGACAGCAAATATAATGACAAACTCAAACATTTCTTGGGCGTATGAAGTTGATAGGATTGATTATGTTCTTGAAAAGAAGTATTGCCCTGATTTTAAGATATCTGATGGAATATATGTAGAGACAAAAGGTGTTTGGGATGGTGGGGATAGAGCAAAAGTATTAGCAGTTAAGAAGCAGCATCCTGAAGTTGAGATTATTATGTGCTTTCAAAATCCCAACTTAAAAATTCAGAAAAACTCAAAAACACGATACAGGGATTGGTCAGATAAACACGGCTTTATATGGTGTGAATCGAATGAAAGGTCAATTAAAGAAGCTATACAAAAAGCTTATCGAAAAAGGTGGGAGTTTGAAGAGTAATAAATAGATATATACATTGTTCATTTAGTGTGTTACTCCTAAGCTTGTTAAAAAGCTCACTATAAAGCCAACTAAAAAGTTGGCTTCTTTTTTGCCTTTATTAAGGGTTTTTCAAAGAAAGACACTTTTGAGCAGTTTCATGCTTTCTAGTGTTAATTCAGCATCTTGCATAGCGTTGTGTGATGTTCTTTCGGCAAGTCCTAGAGCTTCGAAAAGTTCTTCAGAACGATTTACACCAAGGCAAACACAACCAACAGCAGCTGAGTCAATTTGTAGTGTGTGATAGTTGAGGAATATATCAAATTGATTTAGAAAGTGATTTAAGAAGGGAATATCAAAATTATGACCGTTATGAGTTAAGGTGATAATTCTTTCGGTTTCAAAGTGGTTGTAGATAAAACCAGCAATTTGTTCGCAAGCTTCTTCATGTTCTAGTCCATTTTTATCCAAATAATCTCTAGTTAAGCCGTGAATATCTTCAGCGGCTTTCGACCATTGAAATTTAGTCTCGTCAAACTTTAATTCAACATAAAGTTTATCAATTGTTTTGAAAGTTTGTTTATTTGCTGCTATTAAACCAATACTCACAATTTGATGAGTTCCAACTTTTAAACCACTTGTCTCAATGTCAAACACTAATACTTTTTCCATGTTGAGGTTTTCCTGTTGTTAATAGAATTATTTATCAAACTTTCTTCAGGCATAGAAAAAGCCGTGTAGAGGAGGCAATTACTACACGGCTTTCTGGGAATGTCAACAATGGAAAAATACATTGACTAATTATTTATATGTAGGGAAAAGAGCCATTTGCAATTTTATATAAATATATAAGTTAGTACAAATAATAGGTTACTGTTTATGAAAGTTTTGGATAAAAATCAATTTTACACAAAATGGCAAACCAAACTTCGCGAAGCTGGTATCAAAAGCGATTTAACGCAGACATTAGAAAATTTGTGGAAGCATTACTTGAGCCTTATAGAACAAAACCAACAGGAGAAATAACATGGATATATTTGACAATATTTTAGGAACAGCTGTTGATGTAGCAATTGATGAGGTTTTATTTACTTCACAGTTGGCTGTTGGAGCATTTGTTGCTGAACAATTAGTTGATTTGTTTGAAGACGACTGTGAAGAGGAATGGGATTAAGTTTTAATAATATTAGAGTTTTTAAAAAGGAGATTTAATGAGTAAATTAACACAAGCTTTTGAAAAGTTTCAAATAGCACGTCGCCAATTCGAAGCAAATCTTGACAAACGTTCAGCTTTACACGCAAACAAAGCTTTTGCGGAATACAAACAATTGAGAGATGGAGAAAATAAATGACTGTAAATGATAAAGAATTTAAAAAAGAAAGAGCAAAGGTGTATATCTACATTAACGGCATTCGAACAGGTTGGCGTTTTAAATTGCCTGGAGAATAAACACTCAAAAAAGGGGTCATTGCGACCCCTTTGAGTGTTTGATGAATTCCGATTTATTGTGCCCAATTCATCACTTTATGACACTTATTCTACATAACGACTAGGATGAGTCGCTAATCAATCATTTTGAATGCTTCATTGAATTGATTAAGTTCTTCTGCATAATCATATAACGTATCTTTTAAATCATCCCAGAGTGGCATAAGGTCATCATCTTGCGTTTTCTCTATGCGATGAGTTAGAGCAAAGAATGTGATAATCATGCCAGCAAGATTGATGTTCATCTTAAAGTTTTCGCCTGAAAAATTCCTTAGAACTACTTGTTCTTCATTTGATGAAAGCACAAAGAATGGAGTTCCTGATTTTTCATCAATCATGTAATTCCAGTAACCACCATCATAACCAGGCATTAATAAATCTGCAAAGTTGAAGATTTGCAAATCAAATACACAATCTTTGAAATGCTTTTCGCAAAATGCTGTTCGTTGATTTCCATTCTGTTCAATAAAATTCCTCATCACACAATCTCCGCTTCTAAATCAGAGATAACAGCTTTGATTGTGGCTAAAGTTCTTTTGATTA